TTCATGACGGCCACGTTCAACGAGGCTCATCAGTGGAACGACGGCAGCCTCAGCCTGTACGTCGGGCACGATAAGAAGCGGCACATGGCGTTCAGCCATCACATCGTGGCCGAGATGCGGGAAGAGCAGTTTGTGCCGGGCAAGGGCGTTGTCCGCAAGTGGAAAGAGCTTTCCAAAAACAACCACTATTTAGACGCCACGGCATTGGCCTGTGCGGCAGCGGGGTGTCTGGGCGTGCGATTGATTCCGCGCGTCACGTCCGAACAGATGCAAAAGGCAATTGCCAGATCGGAACAGAAGACCAGCCCGCGAAGCCGTCCTGGCATCGTCGCCAGTACGCCGCATGGGCAGGCATTTGTGGCAACTCAAAGGAACAAGTGATGGCGAAGTCGAAGAAGATGGAACTGCCAACCGTGGACGATGCGGCAATCGACCAGCAGGAAATCGCGAGCGAGCAGCTGGCCGACGCAGCCGCGGCCGCACCGCCAGCAAGGATGTCGACGCAGACCAAGAGCGTAAACGTGCCGCTGGCCAGTACAGACTTCGGTTATCTGCCTCGGCGGATTGACCTGCGGAAACTGACCAAACGACAAAGCGGAGTTTTGCGGCAACTGCAGGAAGCACTTAGCGGCCAAGGCGTGCGGCTGGCCGATGGAAGCCCGATCAAGAATCCGGCCAACGCCATCAAGTGGCTACTGGAATCGGTTGCGGCTGAGTAGGTGCGGAAATTCCGCACTTTTGCGCGGCAGATATTTCGGCTGGCCGGGCGTCCAGTTGGTTACTATTTGGCCATGACAACCTTCGACCTCGAAGACATCGAAAACGACGTGCTGACCTATGCCGATTGGGAAGAGCAAGGCAGCGTTTCGCGTGCCCGCTCGTTCATCACTGCGGCCAATCGATGGTGCATTCTGCGGGCGGACAGTGCCAGCAATCAGGGCAGCAGCCTGAGCACCAATAAGCAATGGGTGATGAACATGCTGGCGCGTGCCCAGTCCTTCGTTGCCGCAGCTGACACTGCCTCGGCCTCGAAAAGCCGCGTTCGTTTCCTCAGCGTCAATCAAGGATTCCGCGACTGATGACCGCCTCTCCCCGCAAGCGAAAAAACATCGCCACGGAGTTTGACTCTATCCGTGCCGATTACGACATGAGCCGGGAAAGCCGTTTCATTCGCAAGCGAACCGGGCTGGCTCCGCGCGGCGGCAGTGCGGATTTCCACTATCGCAGCGAAGAGTTCTACTACCGAGACATCGAAAAAGCCCGCGACATGGACCGCAATGACGCCATCGTCGGGCAGACCATCGACCGGGCAGTGGCCAACATCGTGCAGGACGGTTTCACGCTGGACGTGCGAACCGGCGACAGCCAGCTAGACCTCGAGCTGTGGCAGCGGTGGCAGGACTGGAGCAGCAACGCCGACGCCTGCGACATGGCGGGCGAGTTTACGTTCCAGGACATCGAGCGGCATGTGATGCGTTCGATGCTGCTGGATGGCGACATCGTGGCTCTCGGCACTGCTGGCGGCCAACTGCAGATGATCGAAGCTCACAGCATCCAGACGCTCACGCCGCAGGAGAACACCTTCCTCGGCGTGACCCGCGACCAGTACGGAAAACGCATTCAGTATTGGTACACCGCCGACAAACGCGAAGGACTGTCGGCCGTTGTCGCCAATCTCAAGGAAACGGCCATCCCGATTGACGTGCGGGACGAAGAGGGCAACCGGGTCCTGTTCCATGTCTACAACCCAAAGCGAACGAACCAGACGCGAGGAGTCACGGCACTGGCTCCCATCTTTTCGGTCGCCGGGATGTTTGAAGACATTAACTTCGCGAAGTTGGTACAGCAGCAGGTGGTCAGCTGCTTTGCCATCTTCCGCAAACGCAACGCCATTGCTGGCGGTGGGCCGCTGCCATCGACTGACGGTTACGGACTGCCTCAAACCGAATCGACCGGAGCGGGCAACCGCTATATCGAGAACATCGGACCCGGCATGGAAATCATCGGGGCCGAAGGCGAGGAACTGCAGGGCTTTTCCCCGAACGTGCCCAACGCTGAGTTTTTCGACCACGTCAAGCTGATGCTGCAAATCATCGGCGTTAATCTCGGCCTGCCGCTGTGCCTGGTTCTGATGGACGGCAGCGAGACGAACTTCAGCGGCTGGCGCGGTGCGGTGGACGAAGCCCGCAAGGGATTCAAGGCCAACCAGCAGAATCTGGTCAACCGCCTGCATCAACCGGTTTATGAATGGAAAGTTCGCCAGTGGATTGCCGAGGACCGGACGCTGCGGGCAGCAGTCCGGCAAGACGGCGTCGACATCTTTGGCCATCGCTGGAACGCACCGACTTGGCAATACATCGACCCGGTCGCCGATGCCCAAGGTGACGCCCTGCGGATTCAAAACGCATTGACCAGCCCACGACGATTGCACGCCGAAGGTGGCCGGGACTGGGAAGAGATCGCCGACGAGATTGTGGCCGACATGAGCTATGCCATCTCGCAGGCCAAACGCAAGGCAGCAGAAATCAACGCCACGTTTAACGATAACGCTCCGGTCCACTGGCGGGAACTGATCAGCCTGCCAATGCCTGCTGGCATTCAGATGACGATGCAGGACAGCCAAGCGATGGCACAGCAGGCTGAGGCACAGGCCGAGGCGACCGCTGCCGAGCAGGCACCAACCGCCGAGATGGTCGGCGTTGGCCGCAAGAACTGGCAGAACGCTCGCAAGGCAATCAACGACATCCTGAAGGAACTGACTGGCGGGCAAATCAGCGAACGACGGGCACGCCTCGAGCTGGACAGCCTCGGCGTCCCGGCCAGCAAGATTGATGTCTACATCGAAGACGCCAGCGACGGCACGATTGACACGCCAGAGGAGCAGCTAACCGATGAATGAAATCAAGCTATACGGAGCCATCGGCTATCCCGGCATCACCAGTGCAACCTTTAAGTCGCTGCTGGCCGACTGCGATCCGTCGCAGGAGCTGGTCATCCGCATCGACAGCGAAGGCGGCAGCGTGTTCGACGGCCTCGGCATCCACGACGCCATCGCAGCATGGCCGGGGCCAGTGCGGGCCGTGGTTGAGTCCAGTGCGTTCAGCATCGCCAGCTTTATCGCAATGGCGGCCGGACGTGTGGAGATCACCGAGAACGGCTACCTGATGCTACACAACCCCTACACGGTGACCGAAGGCGACAGCGAAGAGCTGCAGAAGCAAGCCGACCTTCTGGGCAAGCTCAGCGACAGCATGGTTACAGCCTACGCCACCAAGACAGGAAAGAGCCGCGAAGAGGTCGAGGCCGTCATGCGTGCCGAGACCTGGCTGGATGCCCGAGAGGCACAGGCCAGCGGATTCGTCGATTCAATTCTGCCGACTGCCCGCAAGAGCGTGGCCGTTGCCAGATTCACAGGAAACATGCCGGAGCGGGTGCAGTCGTCGCTGAATGTCAGCGACCACTCGAGCGGCGAAACTGCTGACCAAAAGGAGCAATACCAAATGAGCAGCAATCCCAAGCCCGTCGCGACCGTGAAATTTATTCAGGCTCGCTTCGGTAAGGCGTCATCGGACTTTATCGTCAAGGCAGTCGCTGCCGAGATGACCGAAGACCAAGTCGCCGAGATGTATTACAGCGAGATGGTCACCGAGAACGAACAGCTCAAGGCCAAAATCGCCGCGATGGAGGAGGAGATGGTCGCACTCAAGGCTAAGGCTGAGGAGATGACCGTCACCGAAGTCGAAGAGGAATACGACGAAGAGGAAAAGATGGTCGTGATGCCAGCCGCCAAGGCTCGTCCTGGCGTGGCTCCGGTGGCATCTGTCACCTCCTCGAAGCCGGTCTTTACTGCCAAGGCTCAGTGGGACGGCGTCGTTGCCACCTACACGGCACAGGGACTGAAGAAGGCCGACGCTGCCCGCAAGGCGGCACGCGAACACGCTGCCCTGCGTGACGCAGTCATCGCCGAAGCAAACAACAAGTAACCAAACACAAGGAGCGAAAACATGAGTCAATACGTAGAAGCAGCAGTCCGGGGCTTTGCCGCTGGGGCTGCAATTGGTCAGTTCCTGCGAGTGTACCTGACCGCCAGCAACACTCTGGCGCTGGCAGGTGCAAACGACTACGGCATCGGCACGATGGAAGACCCATCGACCGCTGCCAACGAGCAGGTCGGCGTGCGGCTGAACAGTGCGCAGGGAAGCCGAAAGTGCGTGGCCAACGGCGCGATCACTGTTGGCGACCCGGTGTATCTGGCTGCATCCGGCAAGGTCGGTGCAAGCGGCTCGGTTCGCTACGGCACCGCACTGGAAGCCGCCACGGCCGACAACGACATCATCGAGGTTTTGGTTGACGGCAACACCGGAGGCGTACAGCACCTGCGAGTGCGAACGACCACGGCTAACGTGAACGCCGGAGCAACCCTGCTGCCAGCGATTCCCGGCCGCAGCTACCGCCTCGTTGATGCAACGATGATTTCGATTGGTGGCAATGCTGCCGGTGCTACTGCGATCCGCATCACAGGCACTCAGTCTGCATCGTCCGTGCAGCTGGTGAGCAACACGGTCGGCGCGCTAACCCAGAGCACCCGCGTTCTGGCTGGCGTGACCGCCAACTCCAGCATCCTCGCTGATGGTGCTTCGTTCACCGCCTGCGACGCCAACACCGCGATCACGCTGACCGCATCGGGCACCCTGACCACGTCCACTCACATCGACGTGCTGCTCAGCTACGTCGTCGACGCCTAATAACCAAAACTGAAAAAGGAGCTTTCTCATGCCATCACCCACCAGTGCATTAACCACACTGCGGCCAGACTTGGCCAGCTTTTTGGAGTTCGACCTTGAAAGCGACCGCCTCGGCTACGTCGCCTCGCAGGTCTTTCCCGTTGTCGAAGTTGCCAGCCAAGCTGGCGTTTTCGGCGTGATCCCTGTGGAGCAGTTGCTCCAGCAGCGGACCACCAACCGAGCGCCCGGCAGCGGCTACAGCCGCGGCAACTTCACCTTCACCACTGCCAGCTTCGCCTGCGAAGAACACGGTGCAGAAGAGCCAGTCGACGACCGACAGGCGAAGATGTACCGCGACTACTTCGACGCCGAGCAGATTTCCACTCTGCGGGCATTTTCCGCCGTTCTGCGAAATGCCGAGCAGCGAGTTGCCGACGCCGTGTTCAACCCGACGACTTGGAACGGTGCGGCACTGACGACCGGCATCACCGACGAATGGGACGACGTTGCCAACGCCGTGCCGATCACCAACGTCGACGCTGCAGTCAAGAAGATTTGGGACGGAAGCGGCCTGTGGGCCAACGCCCTGATCATCAATCAGAAGGTTTTCCGCAACCTGCGACGCTGTGCCCAAGTCATCGACGCCATTGAGTCCAGTGGTGCTGGTGACCCGGCGAAGCAGTCGGACATCACGGCCGACCAGCTGGCTCAGGTCTTCGGTCTCGACTTCGTGTTCGTCGCTGGTGCCAGCCGCAACAGCGCCAAGGAAGGCCAGACCTTTGCAGCATCGCAAATTTGGTCTGACGAGTACGCAATGGTCTGCCGCGTTGCAACCTCGGCCGACATGGCTGAGCCTTGCATCGGCCGGATGTTCCACTG